TCCACAAATAATCTTTTCAATATTCGTTATCAAATTGCGCTAAACGATCTATTCGCGTTCAACTACGGACCATTTGCACCATACTACATGGCGCTTCAGAATGTTGCACTAGCCGAAGAGATGTTCGTAGGCAAACAACCTCTCAGATTCAATAGACACACCGACAAACTTTACATCGACATGGCATGGGGTGAAAAGATTGTCGTCGGCGAATATATCATCGTTGAAGCATATCAAATTGTAGATCCAGAAACTTATGCCGATGTTTGGAATGATCGCTGGCTAAAAAGATATTGCACTGCATTGATCAAGAAGCAATGGGGAACTAATCTCAAAAAATTCGAAGGCATCGCAATGCCAGGCGGCGTTACATTCAATGGACAGAAAATCTACGATGAGGCAGACGAAGAATTAGCAAAACTTGAAGAAGAAATGATTTCTTCATATTCATTACCCGTATCTGATATGGTGGGCTAAATGGCCCGTAATAGATTTTTTAATCAATATACACCAGTAAGACAAGAACAAAATCTTGTCGAAGATTTGATTATAGAAGCCATAAAGATATATGGTGTTCAAGCATATTATTTGCCAAGAACTCATGTCAATCTTGATACTCTATATGCCGAAGACGCATCAATGCTTTTCGATGATGCTATTGAGCTAGAGTTATACATCAAAACATTCGACGGATTTATAGGACAAGAAGATTTTCTTTCTAAGTTTGGTCTTCAAATTGACGAATCGATCAACTTTGTGGTTGCCCAAAAAAGATTTTTGCAGTCACTTAAAACTGGATTATTGACAGAATACTCTTACAATCTCTTACAAGAAGATGGCAATGAGCTTCTCAATGAGATAACATACGATTATGATGCGATCATAAGACCAAGAGAAGGCGATTTGATTTGGTTGCCGATGGCAAAGTATATGTATGAGATCAAGTTTACAGAAAACATAGAAAACTTTTTTCAACTAGGAAAACTTTACACATTTGAGCTAAGATGCGAACGCTATCGCTATTCTAACGAAAGAATTGACACCGACATCGAAGAAATTGATAATGTTGAAGAAATATTCAGTCAATCTACAGAATTCATCACCAAAGCACTTCTTGAAGATGATAATTTATTGTTGCTTCAGGATGGCACTTACCTGGTGGAAGAAGGTGTACACATTCAAGAAAAAGATACTACCGCAGAGAACGAATACTTGACGGACAAGATTCAAGATGATGATGTTCTCGATTTCACAGAATACAATCCGTTTGCCGCGGTAAGGGAGTTCTAATATGATGTTCGGGCACGATTTTTACCACGGAACAATCAGACGATATGTTATCATGTTTGGTAATCTATTCAATGAAATACAGATTAAAAGGTTTGACAGCAACGGAATAAAAATACAGACGGTGAATGTTCCGATTGCATACGGTCCAAAGCAAAGATTCATCGCTAGAGTAACTGCCGATCCGACATTGAACAGAGCAACTTCAATTACTTTGCCAAGACTTGGATTTTCAATGGACAGCATGAGCTATAACCCAGCACGTAAATTAAACTCTGGACATAAGTTTGTAAGAGGCGTAAATACTGGTGGACTAGATTTTGCTGGAATGTACGCGCCTGTCCCATACGACTTTTCCTTTTCTCTTAATTTGTTTACCAAGAATGCAGAAGACGGAATTCAAGTAATAGAACAAATTCTACCATTCTTTACTCCAGACTTTACCGTCACGATGAAAGCTTTGCCAGAATTGAATGTCAATCTAGACATTCCAATTGAGCTTTTATCAGTAACATCAGACGATTCATATGAAGGTGGATTTGATGATCAAAGAGTTTTGACTTGGGACTTAGACTTTGTAGTAAAGGGATACCTGTTTGGTCCAGTAACTAAGAATAAGTATATTACAACCGCGAAGATAAGCCACTTTGATGGTCTTGAGGCAACAACTCCAGAAGCAATTCAAGTGTTTACTGGAAATTCGGAATTTAAAATAGAAGAAACTACAACATGAAAAAGACTGTAGATGAAAAACTAAATGACATTTTACAAATTGAACCGACAGTTCAGCTTTTACCTGCAATTCAAAAAGATGAAGACACTGCCGTTCAAGATGACTATGAGTACGCGAGAAATAATTTGAGAGGTCTTATTGAAAACGGAAAGGTTGCAATGGAGAATATTATCTTTTTGGCAAAAGAAGGTGAATCTCCAAGAGCATATGAGGTCGTTGGTCAACTGATCAAAACGCTGGCTGAGACAAATAAAGACTTGCTTGATCTTGCTAAGAAATCAAAAGAGCTTAGAACAGAAGAAAAATCTCAGCCAACTCAAGTCAATAATAATCTATTTGTCGGCAGTACAGCAGAATTACAAAAACTATTGAAAAAGAATGACAACTAAAAATTATCTCGGTAATGCTAATCTAAAGGCGATTAATGTTAGATTATCATACACACTTGATCAAATTGAAGAATATAGAAAATGTGCTGAAGATCCAATCTATTTTATAGAAACATACTGTAAGATTGTAACTCTAGATCACGGACTACAGCCATTCAAACTTTACGATTGTCAAAAGAAAAAAGTCAGAGTAATACACGAAAACCGTAAAGTTATTTTGATGGAAGGTCGCCAGCAAGGAAAGACCACGACTTCAGCCGCATACATTCTTTGGTACACCCTCTTTCAAGAAAGCAAAACAGTTGCGATTCTAGCAAATAAAGCAACTGCGGCACGAGAAGTGTTATATCGCTATCAGTTAATGTATGAAAATTTACCGATGTGGCTTCAGCAAGGCGTCACTACTTGGAACAAGGGTGATATTGCTTTAGAGAACGGATCAATCGTCTTTACTGCGGCAACTTCTAGACAAGGCATTCGAGGTAAATCGGTAAACTTACTATATGTTGATGAGACTGCAATCATACCGAATAATCTAGCGGAAGAATTCTTCACCGCAGTTTACCCGACGATCTCAGCAGGTGAAACGACAAAGATTCTACTGTCATCTACACCATTGGGATATAATCATTTCTGGAAGTTTTGGAATGATGCACAGCACGACAGAAACGGATTTGTGCCATTGTTCATACCGTATTGGGAGATTCCAGGAAGAGATGAGTCTTGGGCTGAAGAGCAAAGAAGACTTTTGGGGGAACTCAGATTCAATCAAGAGGTTCTTTGTAATTTCTTGGGTTCAAGCTTAACATTGATTGCCGCAGATACGATTGGGCAACTATCTCCTGATGAACCAATCTATAGTAAAGACGGTCTTGATGTCTATGAAAAAGCCGAGAAAGACAGAATCTATGTAATAGTAGCAGACACTGCCAAAGGTGTTGATGGCGACTATTCAGCATTCAACATCATAGATGTATCTCAAATGCCATATAAGCAGGTTGGAAAATTTAGAGATAATAAAATAAGCCCATTGCTCTATCCGTCGATAATATACAAAGTGGCAAAAGAATTTAATGAAGCGTATGTGTTAATTGAAATTAACAGTTCTGAGCAGGTTGCTGAAATTCTTTACAATGAGTATGAGTATGAAAACATCATTTTTGTGAATAGAACGACAAACGGGCAAGTGGTTTCTGGTGGTTTCGGAGGCGGAAAAAGTCAATTAGGAGTTATTACCGACAAAAAAATCAAAAGAATCGGATGTTCAAACTTTAAATCATTGTTGGAAGGCAAAAAACTTCTGATTAGAGATGCTGATACTATATCAGAAATTTCCACTTTCATACAAAAGAAAAACAGTTATTCTGCCGATGAGGGGTATCATGATGATTTAGTTATGCCACTTGTCTTATTTTCATGGCTGACCACTAATCCATACTTCAAAGATCTAACAAACATAAATATAAGAAGAGAATTGTACGAAAAAAGAATACAAGACATCGAACAAGAATTAACTCCTTTTGGTATAATATCAACTGGACACGATGAGGAAACTTTCACTGATGCTTCAGGACAAGTCTGGCAAAAAGATCAAGATCTTGTTTTTTATAAATAAAAAAGAATAATAATGATTGAAATAATTTTTGAAGCATATAACATATAAATCAAGGAGAAGGAAATGGCAATCAATTTAATCTCACCAGGTATCAGAGTAACAGAAACTGATCAAGTGGCATCAGTTCAAGTTGCAGGAACTACGACTGGTGGTTTTGCAGGTATGTTTACTTGGGGTCCAGTTGAGCAGGCGGTTCTAGTTTCAAGCGAAGGCGAGTTGGTTGAGGCATTTGGTGCTCCAAATTCAACAAACGCAGTAGATTTCCTAAGCGCCGCAAACTTCCTAGCTTATGGCTCATCACTTCAGGTGGTTCGCGCCGCAAATACAACTGGCGCCCTTAACGCTACAGCAGAAGATACAACTGGCGGCGGTGGTGCTGGAACAGGTCTTTCAGTCAAGAACGATGCCGCATACGAATCATATGTCGGCGGTTCTGGAGACGTAGGTCCTTGGATTGCAAAATATCCAGGCGCAATTGGAAACTCAATTAAAGTTTCTACTTGCCCAAGTTCAGCCGCATGGCAGTCAACACTCACTGGAACATATGATGTTGCAGTTGGAAGCACAACGGTTGTCGGAACAGCTTCTGCCGCAAACACGGAATTGACAGTTGGCGACGTTGTTGTGATTGCTGGACGTTCAATCAAAGTTGCATCAATCACAAACGCAACACACTTCACACTAGAGTCAAAGCACCTCACTGGTGCAACTGGTGCAACAGTAACAAGAAGATGGGAGTTCTTCGGCAATTTCGATCAAGCTCCAGGCACATCCGCTTATGTTTCATCAAAAGGTGGTTCTGGTGACGAAATGCACGTTGCAGTAGTTGATGAAGACGGTCTAATCACTGGAACACCAGGAACTCTTCTAGAGAAATTCCAGGCAGTTTCAAAGGCTTCAGATGCCAAGAACGCTAATGGCGGCAACAATTACTACAAAACTCTAATCAATGACACCGCAAGATACATCAGATGGATGGATCACGATGCCGCTGGTTCAAATTGGGGTAATGCCGCAAGTTCAACAACATTCACCGCAGTCACATCAGTTCTAAATTATAGCCTTGCTGGTGGTGCAGATGGCGCCGCTCCAACAGACGGTGAAGTTATCACAGCACTTGGTCTATTCGAGAACAAAGCAAATCTTGCAATCTCCGTAATGCCAATGGGCGAGGCCTCAGCAACAGTAATCAACTACGCTATCGGTGTTGCAGAAGATCGTAAAGATTTCGTTGTATGCTTCTCGCCTGAGTCAAGCGATGTTGTAAATCAGGCTGGTTCTGAAACAACTAACGTCATAGGATTTGCAGACACAGTTACCGCTTCTACATACGGTATCATGGACAGCAATTGGAAATATCAGTACAATAAGTACCTAGACAGTTATGTTTTCGTACCATGTAATGCTGACGTTGCAGGATTGCTAGCAAGAACAGATAGAGATCGCGCTCCATGGTTCTCACCAGCAGGCTACACAAACGGCAATATTCTAAACGCAGTCAAGCTTGCTTGGAATCCAAATGAAGCTAGCAGAGATCTTCTCTACAAGAGAGCGATTAACCCAATCTTCACACAATCAGGTCGTGGCACAGTATTGTTTGGTGACAAGACATTCGTAACAACTGGAACATCATTCAACAGAATCAATGTTCGTAGATTGTTCATTGCAATCAGAGGAACTATCGGTGCATTTGCCGAGAACATTCTCTTTGAACAGAATGATGTAACAACTCGTTCCGCATTTGTTGATGCAGTTGAGCCATATCTCAGAAGCGTTGCTGGTGCAAGAGGTATTTCAGAATTCGCAATCGTATGCGATGAAACAAACAATACCGAGGCAGTCGTAAACGCAAATGAGTTTATCGCCGACATTTATGTCAGACCAATTTCTTCAATAAACTTTATTCAACTTAACTTCGTTTCAGTTAGGGGCGCATCTGCAATTGCCGAGATTGCAGGCTAAATATAGTTGATATAAAGTTAAAAGGAGAAGAAAATGCCTCTAGCAACACTAACAACACTTAAGAATGCAATAGGCGGTGGCGTTAGACCCAATATGTTTAGGGTCACCGTCCTTGGCAATCAAAATATTCAAACATTATGCAAGGCAACTTCTCTTCCTGGATCAACCATAGGGACCATTGAGGTCCCTATGTCAGGCGGAAGAAGATACAAGCTTGGTGGAGATAGAACATTTGCCGAATGGTCAATGACAGTTCTATTGGATGAATCGTATGCACTTAGAAGATTGTTTGAAAACACTCAAAGAGCATATGTTGCAACTGATTATGACACAGTTGTAACAGGAAATAGAAGTGCCACAAGCAACTTCGTTAATGTTAAGGTTGAGCAGTTGAACGAAACAAACACTTCTATTAGAACGTATGAATTGAAAAATGCCTTTATTTCAGATATTTCAACTATTGATCTGTCATATGATTCAACTGATGCAATATCCGAATATACTGTGACTTGGGTTTACGATTATTTCGTTACAGCCTAACAATAAAGGATAAAAAATGTTTACCATTTCCACATTTAAAACAGCGATTGGTCAGGGTTCTAGACCAAATTCTTATCAAATAACATTTGCATCACCTCCAGGACTATCTGCGCCAACGGGCGTTACCAATTGGGAACTATTGTGTAAAGCCGCCGCCGTGCCCGCACTAACAATAGGTGTCGTTGAGATTCCTATTCAGGGTGGCCGCAGAATTAAAGTTCCTGGAGACAGAACATATGCCGAATGGACTGCAACATTTATTGCCGACAAAACGCATAATGTAAGAAAATACTTTGAGCGTTGGATCGGCGGAATTGTTGGTGAAGACTTCGATACAACTTCTAGAACAAACAATGCCTTTTCTGGTGATTATAAATCAAATATCACTGTACAACAGTTAGATATTAAAGGTAATGCTGTTCTTCAAGGAAAATATATTCTAAAGGACGCATTTCCTACAGACATTTCGGCAATCGATTTGTCTTATGATACGACTGATACAATTGAAGAATTTTCAGTAACATTCCAATTTAGCTATTATACGAACCAATAAGTATTTCGCAACATAAATAGTTGCGTAATAGTGTTCAGATAGGGGGCTATTACGCCCCCTATTTTTATGAGAGATAACATATGGCAATAAAACTATTTGGTTATAAAATCGGCAAAGATGAACCCCAAAAAGATGATGGGGTAAAGTCTTTTGTTCCTCCAACGGATACCGATGATGCGGCAATATCGGTTGTAGGTAGTGGCGTCTACGGCACTTATGTTGATCTTGAAGGTCAAGTAAAGACCGACGCCGAATTGATTCGCAAATATCGTGAGATGGCTACTCAAGCAGAGTGTGATATAGCCGTCGATGATATTGTCAACGAATCCATTGTTTATCAAGAAGATGGATATCCAGTTTCAATTGTTCTAGAAAACATGAAACAGCCC